CCCGGCCGTTGCCGGAGCGACGACGTTGAAGCTGCCGCTTGCAGCCGTAGATGCCATTTCAGCCAGGAAGTAGAACGTGCCGGTCGGGGACGCGCCGCGGTAGATTTTGTAGCCCGTGATGGGGTTGTTGTCGCCATCGGACGCGCCGGAAAAGGTCACCGGAACCGTCGCGCCCTTGATGGCGGAGGCCTGCGGCAGTACGCTGGTCGGCGCGCCGCACTTTGTGTAGGTCACGGGCGGTGGCGGGTCTTCCGGGTCGGGCGGCGTGGGCGGGGTGTAGTTGATGGTCACCTTGACGGTCGAGTAGCTCAGCGTGGAATACTTTGGCACGCCCTCCACCGTCGCCCCGGAGGTGCTGCCGTTCGCGCCAAAGCGGAACAGCAGCGGAACTGTTCCAAACGCGCTGATGTACGGCTTGACGTTGAGCGAACCGCTGAAGGTCACGTTGCCGGAGCCGTTGAAGTCCACGGTAGACAGCCGCACGCCCGTAACCGCGCTGCCCAACGTCGCCGACAGCACCGCCGTGTTGATCGTTGAGCCGGCCGGGATGCCGGCCAGGTTGATCTGGACCTGCCGCGAGCCGACGGTCGGCGGGTTGGGAGTAATATAGGGCGTCACCGGGACCGACGGCGTCAGTTTCGCCGTCCACGTGCTGTTGAGGCTGAACGAACTGATGGGGATTTCTATCGTTGCCATCTCATGCCTCCCCTACATACTTCAAAGAGAAGCCGTTCTTGGCGTCCATCAGCCACGGTCCCATGTAAATGGCGTCCAGGATGTTGGCGCGCAGGATGTGCAGCTGGTTGTCACTGAGATAGGCAACAATCTCGCTGTTTTGCCAGAAGGCCAGCAGGCTGCCTTCAAACGTGGCGGACACCCCGGCCTTCTCCAGCAGCGTCCTGCCGCTTTCGTCCTCGTAAGTCGTCAGGTTGGTGCCCAGTGCCACGCCGTAGCGCTCCGTGCCGTCCGTCTCCACGAAAAGCAGCCCCGCGTAGATGTAGTAGCGGTTGTTCTCGGCCAGGCTTTCCAGGGTCTGGATCTGCAGCAGCATCCCGTTGTTGCTCTGTGTCACCTGCGTGGACAGGCTGTCGAGGGTGCCGACGGTGCTGGTGATGGCCTCGTTGCTCGAGATGTTGAGCTCCGCCCCCACGTCGGCGGCGAGCTTACTGGTCGTCACGGTGCCAGCCATCAGCTCGCTGCCGTAGAACCCCTGCGCGGTGCCGAAGGTGCGCCACACCCAACTGCCGGCCTCGTTTTTCTCGTTGGCAATCGCGAAGATGCCCGGCCCCAGATACATCGCGCCGTAGTCGGGGCTCTCGGTGTTGGTATTCTCGAAGAGGATGCCCTTGCCCTCGATGACCTGCGCGTCGCTGAAACTGCCGGAGGCCATCAACTGGGTCGTCAGCAGGTCCAGCACGCCGCGCAGCATCTCGGCGCGCAGGTTCCCCTTCCGGTCGGAAATCATCTTCACGATTTCCGCGGCCTGCTTCGCGGACGCGATGGCGGCGTACAGGTTCCGGCTGTCGTTTCCCAGCTCCACCCGGAGGTTCTCGCCGGTGGTCGGGTCATACTCCCGGCTCTGGACCCGCGCGGTGACGTTGACGCCCAGGCGCTCGTTGAAGACGGTCACCGTGTCGCCCAGCGCCACGCGCTCCAGGTCCCTGTACTGCGCGTACTGCTCGCTGGCCATCACCTGCGCCAAGTCCACCGTCAGCCGGGTGCGCGGCGTGTCCACCGTCGCCAGGTATTCCTGGCCCTTGCTCAGCAGGTCCGCCGGCAGGTCGTCGTCGGGGAAGGTCACCATCCCCTCCCGGATGGTGGGGTAGTTGTTGATGTACGGGCTGTCGATGTAGTCCTTGCCGTCGTTGATGCTCTCGATGTTGGCGTTCCGGTAGCCCAGGATGTGCAGCCGGGTGACCACGCCGTCCAGGCTCTCGCTCAGCTTGACGCCGCGGATGTTCTTGCCGTGCCGCAGGTGCACGCCGCGGTCCGCGCCCATCTGCTTGCGGATGTCGATGGTCCAGTTGTCCGGCCGCAGCTCGCCGCCCCACAGCGGCAGCACCTGCTCCTTGATGGCCCACATGGCGTCCTTCTGCAGGATGTCCAGGTAGTCCAGCACGATGTCGGTGTCGATGACGCCGTCCGTGAAGTCGCTGCCGGAGAGCACCTGCTGCAGCGCGATGCGCTGGTTGATGCCGCCGGGCGTCATCTCGGCGGTCTCGATGTTGGTGATGATCCGGTCCCGCAGGTCATACACCAGGTGCAGCGCCTGCACGCTGAGCCAGTCGCCGTCCTTCCCGCTGCCGCGCTCCACGCTGTCGATGCGGTACAGCTGCCCGTCCGCCTCCACCAGCAGCCCCAAGCCCAGCTGCTCCGCCCCCGGCGCGCCCAGCGCGTAGCCGAAGCCCAGCGACCAGTCGCCGTTGATGGCCTGGCTGACCCGGGGGTCTTTCGCCGCCGGAAGCGCGCACAGCGCGGCGTTCCCGTCCTCGTACTGGGCCCGCGTCAGGCCGGCGGGGAAGAGTGTCAGCTGCATGTTTTATCCCCTTTCGATGATGAGCAGTCGCGCGGTGACGTCAAAACCCGTGCCGTCCACGGTCAGGCTGCCCCCGGCCGGGTCCGGGAAGGTACCGGTGTACCGCACGGGGGTGCGAACGCCGGACGCGAGGCGATACACCTCCTGCGCGTCGCAGTCGACGTACAGGTCCGCGGCGGCCGCCATCGCCTCCGTGACGGTCAGCGCGCCGCCCAGGACGAGGGTCTGCCAGGTGCCGGTGATGTGCAGGTAGGCGGCGGGCGGCAGCGCGCCGGAGACGGCCCCGCCGGACAGGGTGAAGGCCGCGCTCCCCGCGCCGGAAGCCGTGTTGACGGCGGCCGTGATCTGCTCCGGGATGGGCAGGAAGGCCTCGGGAATCCAGCCGCCGGCCACATTTGCCTTCTGCCGGCAGGGCGGGTCGCACAGGAAGGAAATCTCCAGCTGGCCGGTCTTGCGGGTCAGCATGGTGAAGGCCGGCGCCTCTTCCACCGCGCCGGTGAAGTAGTGGTCCGGGTCGTGCCAGACGGTCAGCCGGCGCGCGGACAGCATCCAGCCCGCCAGGCCGCTGAGTTGGCTGACGATGTCGGCCTTGCCCTCCCCGGCCAGCGCGAGGCGGATCTTGTACGCCACGGCCGGGTATTCGAATTCGCTTGCGGAGATGCTGCCGATGCGGCCGGGGAGGTACTCCCGCTGCCGGCTGCGGGCAGGCAGGATGAGGGGCGCCGCCTCCACCAGGCGGAGCCCCTTGTCGATGCTGCTGACGCCGTCAAGTGTGATGTAGGTTGTCATGCTTACCTCCCCGCGGCCTGGACGCGCGCGTACATTTCATCTGCCAGCAGGTCGATGTCCGCGTCTTCCCGGATGGTTAACCCCTGCATGTAGATATTGATTGCGTTGGTCTGGTTGATTGCGGGAATCGTGCTCCCGATGTTGGCAATCTGCCGGTTGACGGTGGTTTGCAGCCCTTCCGTCAGCCGGGCGATGGTCCGGACGATGGGCGAGTCCGCGCCGGCGACGCCCTGCAGCAAGTACTCGGCCAGCTGCGCGCCGGCGTCCTTCCATTCGTCCCCGTAGGAGCGGATGAGGTCCGTCATCGCCTTGAGGTTGTTGCTCATCACCAGCCGCAGCGCTTCCTGGCGCAGGTTCTCCTCGCTCATCAGCCGGTCGTAGCGGTCCTGGATGCGCTTCTTTTCGTCCTGCAGGCGCTGCTTCTCGTCGTCCCGCGCGGCCTGGGTCAGCCGGAGCGCCTCGTCCTCTTCCATCCTAGCGATTTCCGCCAGCAGCTCGCGCCGCCGCCGGGCGCTCTTGGTCACGCTCAGCTCGCGCTGCTTGTCCGCCAGGCTGTTGGCGTAGTCCCGCTTGCGGACCTGCTCGTTCTCGGCACGGGTCAGCGCGTCCAGCGCGGCAATCTGGTCGTCGATGCCCTTGACGCGCAGGTCGCGCTCTTCCTCCAGGCGCTTCTTCAGCGCGTTGACCAGCGTGCCGTAGGCTTCCTTGATCTGCCCGCTGGCCTGGTCCAGCCGTTCCTTCTCCTTCGCGGAGGCGTCGTCCTGCAGTTTCTGCCGCAGCGCGTAAACGCGCTCGTCCAGCTGCATGCGCTGCTCCGCCGTCAGCTGGTGCGTCCGGGCCACTTGCAGCAGGGCGTTGATTTCCTGCTGGGCGGTCAGCCGCCCCATGTTCTTGCGGTGGTTGATCAGCGCCAGGTCCCACTGGTAGGCCTGGTCGGCCAAGCGCTTTCGCGCCTCGTACAGCCGCCGCTCGACGTTGCGCCGCTCCTCCGCCGTCATCTGGTGTGTGTTTAAAATCCGCTCCAGCTCGCGGATTTCCATCTGCGTCCCGGCCCGCCCCATCGCGATGCTGAAGTCCAGGCGCGCCAGGGAATTGCGCAGCTGTTCGCGCTGCGCGTTTTCCGCCGCTTCCGCCAGCCTCCTGCGGGCGTCGTACAGCTGGCGGTCGATGTCCATGCGCTGCTGCGCTGTCAGGGTGTGCGTCCGCAGGATCTCCATCAGCGCGTTGATTTCCATCGCCGCGGACATGCGCCCCATGGACTTGAGGTAGCTGATCCGGCCCAGGTCCTTCTGCAGCGCGTCGTCGGCCAGGCGCTGGCGCGCCTCATACAGCCGGCGGTCAATCTCCATCAGCTCCTCGGCGTTGAGCTGGTGGCTCTGCCGGATCCGCTCCAGCCGGGCGATTTCCGCCACCAGGCCGACCCGCCCCATGGCGATGTCGTGGTCCAGCTGGGTCAGCGCGCGGTTGAGGGCCTCTGCCCGCAGGCGCTCCCGCGCCTCGTATAGCTCCTCCTCAATCCGGCGCAGTTCCTCGGCGTTGAGCGCGTGGTTCCGCTTGATGGCTTCCAGCATCCGGATTTCCTGCTGGACGGTCAGCTGGCCCAGGGCCTTCTTGTGCGCCAGCAGGTCGTAGTCCGCCTGCAGGTCCGCCTGCCGGGCGGCCTCCCGCGCGGTGTAAATCCGTTCGCTCAAATCACGGCGCTCGTCCGCGCCCAGCTTGACGTTCTTGTATTTCCGGTCCAGCTCGAGGAGCCGGTTGAGCTCGCCCTCGACGTCCAGCCGCCCCATGGCGATGTCGTGCGCCATCTTCTCCAGGTCGATGGCCAGCGCGCTCTTCTTGCTGCCGCCGCCCCCGCCCCTTCTTCCGCTGGGGATGCCGCTCGCCCGCGTCAGCGGGTTGGCGCCAAATATCGCAAGGACTACATTGATCGAATCAATGGCCGCGTTGGCGGCGGCCATGATCGGGGAAATGTCCACCGTGCCGTCGACCGTCACGTCGATGGCGCCGCTCGCGACTGCAGTGGTCAACGTTTCCAGTTGCGTCCTGGCCGCTACCATCTCCGCGGTCATGCTGTCGATCATGCCCTGCAGGGAGACGTCCATGTTGTCCAGCTCTTTTGCGGCGTCCCCCAGGGACCCCTTGAAGTCTTTGCTAAGGGCATTTGAAACCCCGTCGCGCCATTCGGTGCCGGCGTCCTTGCCGGCTTTCTCCAGTTTCTGGGCTTCGGACACCAGCTTCCTGGCGTTTTCAATCTGCCCGCGGGCGATGCCGATGTTCTCGATGCTCTTCTGCGCGGTGGCCGCCTTGGCGCCGAGCTCCTGTATCTGCTGAAGGAGCGTGTCGCCTCCCTGCAGTTCAACCTGCACGGGCACCTTGAACACGGCCCTGCCGGCATTGGCGACTGCCGCCTTCCATTGGGCGAGCTGGGTCAGCATGCTCTCGACGATGGAGTACTCCGCGCTGTCAGACGCATAGCTCTTCTGCCGATTCAGCAGATCCGCATACAGCGCGTCGATGGTGCCGACCATCAGCTCCGTCTGCCCGACCAGGCCCGCCTGGATGGTCGACGTGTTAGCGATGGCGCTGTTGATTTCATCCACGGTGCTCAGGCTGGCGTTGGCATACTCCGCGGTGCCGCGGATGTGCTCGCGCAGGGCTTCCGCCAGCGTGCCGGCGCCCCGGCCCCCTTCGATTTCCACCTTCAGCTGCTCCAGCGCGGACTTCAGCTGGCTGTTCCCGGCGATTTCGGCGGCCAGGGACTGCATGTCCGCGAAGGCGGTGTTCGCACGCTCGCCCAGGCCCTCAAACGAGGTGTCCAGCTCGACAATCTTGGACACGAAATCCGCCGGGTCGAAGAAGGCGCTGTCCGGCATTTTCAGGCCCGCCAGTTCGCCAAAGCTGTTCTCAAGCTCGGCAATCAGCCCGTCCAGCTGCCTGTAGCTGGGGCTGCTGCGGTCCATCTCGTCTCGCACCACTTTGAGCGACTGGACGGTCCCCCAGATTGCCTGCGCCAGCGGCGCCTGCTCGGCCTGGATGCCCGATAGGATGCGCTCGTGCTGGCCAAAGGCCTGCTCGACCATCCCCAGCTGCTTGGGCACCTCGATGCCGTATTCCGTCAGCAGCGCGATGCCGGCCTTGAACCCGTCGCTTTCCTGGTCGCCCCAGTTGATCTTCAGCAGGTTGTATCCCTTGACCAGGTCGGCCTGCCGCTTGGCGTCCTCGGCCATTTTGTACAGTTCGTCCATGTTCTTCCGGGCGGTGTCGCGGGTCTCGCCGAGCCAGGCCGCAAAGTCCTCCGCGGATTGGCCCAGGATGGCGGACGTGGCCTGGTCGCCCAGGTCCGCGTAGACGTCCTTGAGGTCCTTGGTTCCGGCCAGCACGTCCTTGAACATCGGGGCGATGTACCCCATCATCGAAATGAGCTGCTCCTCGGTCGCCCCCGTCCCCTCCTGGACGGACTCCACGATTTTCAGCGCCTCCGCATACGCGGCTTCCATGACGGCCAGGTCGCCGTCCTGGGGCAGACCGCCGGACAGCATCCGGGTCTGCACGTCCTTCATCGCAGCAAAAGCAGGCCCCGCGTCGGACTGCAGGGCAGTGGAGTATTCGGCCCAGAAATCGCCCAGGTTCATCTCCGGGTAATCCGTCAGGAGCCGCCGGTAAAAGTCGTGGACCAGCTTCGCGGTCTGGGCGTTGATGTTGGTGCCGCTGGCAGTATAAAAGTCGACGCCGAACTGCAGGTACTTGTTTTCGTATGCTTTCTTCGCTTCCTCCAGGCCGGTGCGCGCCGTGTCAATGGATGCAGCCGCGTCTTCCATGGTTTGCTCGATGTCCGCGTAAATCGTCAGCCCCAAGTCGCCCAAGAGGACATGCAGCGCCTCGCGCGCGTCCTCATATTCCTTCGCGTACGCATCGGCGCCCCATGGGTCCCCGCTGGATGTGGAGAAGTCCCGGTTGCGCTCCGCGTCGTTCATTTCCTGCTGCAGCTGAATCCACTGCTTCTTGATGCCCAGAATCGCCCAGGCGCGGTCCTCCTGCGCCTCAAACCCCTTGATCTGGTTCTCCAGGCCCATCAGCTCCTGCTTCCGGTCGGACTCCGTCAGCTGCAGCTTCGCGCGGATCTGCTCGTCAATCTTCTCAGTCACGCCGGCATACCCGGTCTCCAGGTCACCCAGCGTTGCCAGCGTGATGCCGAACTGCTCCTGCAGCGTTTTCTCGATCTCGGCCATCCGGGCGCGCTCGGTGTTGTTCAGCGTCACCTTGCCCGCAAGCTCCGCGTATTCGACGCGCAGCTCGGAAAGCGCCTGCACCTCCTTGTCGATGGCTTCGCGCTTCGCCCGGGCTTCCTCCGCGCTTTTCTTGGCCGCCTCCGCGGCGGCGTCCTGCTCCTTGCGGTACGCGGAGTACGCCCAGGTCGCCACGCCGATGACGGCGCCGATGGCGGCCAGCCAGGGCAGCGCCGCGTTGATGGAGATGCCAAAGACCGTGGCGCTGCCCGCCGCCTGCAGCAGGCTTGCGTTGAGCACTTTCAGGGCTTGCGCGGCCTTGCTCGCGACAAGGAACCCGCCGATGGCCAGGGATACCGAGGTCAGCCCGGCGGACAATCCGGGGACCGCCTGCACAATCCCGGTCAGGGCGCCCAGGAAGTCGCCAAACCCCTTGGTTACGGCCTCGACGACCGGGGTCATGTCCGCCCCATACGCGCGTGCCAGGTCCTCGCCGGCCAGGGCCGTTGCGGCTTGCGCGCCGGCAAGCGTGCCCTGCAGCTTCGCCAGGTCGCCCACCTGGAAGCGCGTCTCATGGCGCAGCCCTATGACCTCCGCCTCGATCTTCTGCGCCTGCGTCATCTTGTCCACGGAGGTGCCGATGGAGGCAGCGTATTCCCTCCACATGACGCTGACGTTCTTGGTCACGCCGGCGTTGTCAACCAGGATGCTGTTTTCGTTCTTCAAGCCTTCAGTCGCCGTCACAACCGCTTGAGCCAAGCCCAAAGAAGCCTGACGGCCAAAGGCCGCGGCGTCTTTTAATTGGACGATGGCGTTGGTGGCCTGCTCGATGTTGTACCCGCGCGACAGCAGGTTCTTAAAGGCCGTGGACGCGCTGGCCACATCCATGAAGGCGTCGGTCACGGTATCAAGCGCCTGGGTCATCTGGGCGCTGGAGATACCCTGCCCTTTGGCTACGCTGTTCACGCCGATGAGCGCCGCCTGGTAGCGGTTCATGGCCTTAATGCCTGTGTCGATGGCACCAACTATGGCGGCAAAGGCCTTAGTGGCCGCAGCGGCCATGGTGACAGCGGCAGCAGCCTGGGTGGCAGCGCTTGCCTGCGCGCTTTCACCCATCTTGGTGTAGCTTCTGTCAATGCCCGACCCGGACTGCTGCACCTTGGCCTGGGTCTGCCCCATGGCAGCCTCAAGCTGGGATAAGCCCTCCTGGACGCCGGCTGCGTCAGCCCTAATCCGTAAAACGATGCTGCCTACATCCAGCTCGGCCATGCGTCACTCCTCCTAATCAAGTTCATCCGCGTACACCTCGCGGTATTCCTCATCCCTGTCCTTGTCCGACTTGTGCATGTCCGCGTAGGCGTCCAACACCAGAAGCAGCTCATCCAGGTAGTAGTGGTCCAGCATTTCGCGCTTGGTGATTCCAACCGCCTGACAGGATGCGGTTAATCTCTGGAGCCAGTATCTGCCGTCGTCTTTTGTAGCAGCTGCTGGGCTGCGCTCCGCGCGGTCGTAAAAAAATCGGTCAGGTCATTCAGTGCCCAAAACGCCTTCACCACCGCGGTCATTTCACTGGGCGTCAGCTCCTCCCAGGCCGGGTTGTCCTGCGCGCCAACGATCTCCCGGAGGATCTCCACCAGCTTGCGCGGCAGCAGCCCGAACAGGCGCACCGCCATAGCCTTGAGCCCGTCTGGCGTCAATTTGGTCAGGTCGTCCAGGATGCCCCTGGGCGTTTGTCCAGGGAAGGCCGCTTCCAGCAGCTCGGTCACCATGCCGCCGGCGCGGTCCATCACCTCAAAGTAACGGCCGACCGGTTGCTTTTTAATCTCAATGCCATGCACCACCTGCGGCCTGGGCCGGCTGATGCTCACGGTATTTTTTCTCATTTTCTCAAACACAGGTTTCCTCCCTTGATTTGAAGGGGGCAGGGGGTTTATCCCTGCCCCCGGGCGTTAGGTCACGGCCCCGCGGGGGTCAGGTCGACGGCGTCGATAGTGTCCAGCCAGGAGAGGGTAACGGAGGAGGCGTTCGTGTCCTTGGTCACGCGCAGCATCTGTTTGGTCTCCGCAGGGGAGGCTTCCGTGTCGATGATGGGGCGTGGGGTGCAGCTGAAGGTCAGCTGGTACTGGTTCACCTCGTTGCCGGTGTCCAGCTTCGTGCGCAGGTCGACCTTCGCGCTCATCAACTTGGCGTTGTAGTAGCGGAACATGCGGTACTCGCCGTCGCGCCGCATGGAGCTGAAGGTCAGCGCCACCATCGGCGCGGCGTCCATCGCGGAGTCGCACAGCTCCTTCGCCCCGGTGCCCGCGGCGTCGTCATAATACGCGCCGGACAGCGCGGCCAGGTCCTTCAGGTCCATCTCATTGACGTTAATGGTCAGCGTCACGCTCTGCAGGTCGCTGCCGGAGTCGTAGATACCGTCGTCGCCAGGGATTTTATATTCCTCGCGCACATCCTCCACCGTGCAGCTGCGGGCGCCCACCAGGGAAGCCTTGTCGCCCGGGGTATACTTGACGGCGGTGTTGTCCGTCAGGGGGAAGTAACTCAGGTTCGCAAACCCGATCAGTCCCTTTTTAGCCATGTTAGATCAATCTCCTTTTAATGTAATGTTTAAATTATTGGTGCTTCCGGATCCGGTTCGGGCTCCGGTTCGGGCTCCGGTTCGGGCTCCGGTTCGGGCTCCGGTTCAGGCGGAGCCGGGACAAGGTTTCCAAACAGCACAACTTCCGCGTAAACGGCGACTGTGCTCTCCGTCCGCCCTGCGGGCATAATGGCCGCCGCGCTAGTCATGCGGCCGATCACCACGCCCATGCCGGTCAGGGGAATCTTGGTCTCGCCTTCGCCGCTGTCCAGCAGGTCAGCGATGGTCTGGCACGTGGTCATCGCGTCCGCGTAGCCGGTGGTCTTCCTGCGCACCTGGATCTGGATGCGGTGCGCGGCGCTGCCGTCGTGCAGGGATGCCGGTGTCTTCTGCCAGCAAAACAGCGCGATGCACTCCGGTGTTATTTTGTAGTCGGGGATGATGTCCAGGTAGATGTTGCTGAGGTTCTTTGTCAGCAGGTAGTTACGGATGGCGTTGAGCATCACAGGCCTCCAAACAGGTCGCTGAGGCTGGCGGCGATTTGTTCCCTGACCTGCTCCGCCTTTTCAAGCGCGGCCTTTTCCAGGAACTTGGCTTCCCCGCCCTGTGGGTGGGCGTACTCTACGTGCTCGTGCTGGGCGGCTGCGTACTTGGCGTTGAATCGCACTTCGCCGCTGATTGTGTCGCCCTCCTCTTCCACCCACAGGCTTCCGCTTCCGCGGAGGGCGCCGGATTTAACAGGCGCCCGGTCCGCCGCGCGCTGCCAGATGTCGCTCACGACCTCCTGCATCCCCGCTTTGGTGAGGTCGCCCGTGGACGACAGCGCGCTCCCCAGTTTTTGCATCACGTCGTCGATGCCGGTCAGTTCAAACGCCACTAAAGCCTCACCTCCCAGTGGTCGGTTCCGCCGTAGAGTCCCTTTTGCTGCTTCACGGCCTTCACCTCCCAATCAATGCTATTCACGCTCACCAGGTCGCCGGGCTTGAGCCGTGTGGTTGTGTAGATGACCGCTTCGGACAGGGATTCCTCACCCTGGCTGTTGAGCACGCGGCTCCGCTGCCAGTCCAGGCGCCCCTTGATGGTCGCCGCCGCGGCATAGGTCTTCCCGCCGGTATAGTCGGTGCCGGTCATGGATTGAACGGAGATGTCTTCCTGCATCAGGCGGTCAAAGCGGCTCATAGGATGTGCACGCTCCCCCCTGCCAGTTTGAGGTAGGGCCTGAGCAGGGCCTTGACAGCCGGGCTCAGCACGGCGTCAAGCCCGATGGCGGTATTGCCGGCGTAGCTCTCGCTTGCGCTGCCGATGCTCAGGCTGGTCACGCCCTGCTGCTGCGCCTTGATGCGCTCCAGGGCGGAAGGGTCGGTCAGGGTCAGCGCCAGGTCGCTGCAGGCGTTGGTCAGGGCCTGGGGGACAGCGGCGGGTGTAACGTCGTCCCTCCACCCGCCATGCCCTGCCGCGTAGGCGTCCAGGATGTCAGCCGCGCTCTGGATGGCCAGGGGTTTGTCCGCGGCCGATACGGCGGACCATGCCGCTGCCGTCAGCCGCGCTGTATGGTAAGTGGTTGCTTGCGAGGTTGTCGCGTAGGTCATGGTCAGCCCCCTTTCAGCTTATTCCGCGCCCTTTGACGCCACAGTGTCATTGCCGGAACCGACAATGAACCCGGTCACAGGGTTGCACTCCACCACCGTGATCTTGTGGCCGGTGGTCAGTTCGATGCCACCGGTCGCTCCGCTGGTCAGCGGGAGCCAGGTGCTGTCCGCGATGTCGCCGTACAGCGGCGCAGGGGCTTCCGTTGCGTGGGTCTTGTACTTATGGACATTGGTACCGGTCAGCGCTTCGGTGACGGTGACCACCGTGAACCCGACCTTGGTGCCGTGGGCGACGGACGCGACCGTCAGCGCGCCCAGCAGGTGGGTTGAGATGAGGCCCTCGATGTCACGGATGACCTCGAGCTTCCCGTCCGCGGGCACCAGCGTGATGCCCATGTAGGTCGCCAGCTGGTTGAGGTCGGCGCGGGACAGCGTGTCCAGCGGCGTCAGCGCGTGCTTGCTGGCATCCACGTCGTACCCTTTTGCCGCTGAGAAGAAGGGCAGGGACGCGTGCCCCTCGGGCAGTGCGGCCGCGCCTTTGACAAACGCGACGCCGCCGGCATTGAATGCGTGCTCCTCATTTGGAGCGAAAATTCTCGGCATAGTTCTTCACCTTTCTTTTTTCTTGGCCGGCCGGGGCGCGGGCTTCACCGGAGCCGGAGGCGGGTCTTCGGGCGGCGCCTCAATGGGGCGCTCCACCCGGTAGCCGTGTGCCTGGAACCAGGCAATCAGCGCGGGGTCGTCAGTCTCTCCGACGCCCCGCTGGAATGCCACGCTTGCGCTGGTTCCGCTGTATTCGTCATTGGGTGCGATAATCCTGGCCATTACTGGACCTTGATTTTGCGGAGCACCCCTGCCGATTTTGTGGCCTTCAGCGCGATGGCCGCGACCATTTCAACCTCGCCCGTCTTGACAGGGCCGGAGGTCGAGTAGTCGGGCAGCCAGGCCCTTACAGGCGGCTGGCCGGCCATGCTGATGCCGTGGAAGCCGTCCATGCCCAGGCGCACCGCGTACAGGCTGGTCAGCCCGCCCGCGTCAATGCCGGACACGGGATCGGTGCTGCCG